GTCAACGTCTTGCTCGTGTCGGGTATGTCTCAGGAGTACCTTGTGTTTTTATAACAAAAAAGCATATAGGTTTTGACGCTGTGTTGTTGTCTATCAATTCTCTGCAACCACTACAGTAATTGTTCGGTCTTTGGTTCTTGTTGCTGTGGTGATTCTGTTTACCACTCCATAAGATTCACCCGCTGTGCCGCCTGACAGCTTGGCTGTACACACCGTGCCACTAAATGAATCACTGACAAGCGTGATACCAGAAGGAGCTATCCACTGGCTTGTCGATATAGTCTCCCCAACCCCGCCTAGGTATGGCCCCCAGTCTATGCCGAAATAATCAATGTCGTCTGGGTCTTTGGGGTCTACAGTTAAGAATGTCATAATCAGTCATCTACCTCGAAAACTCTCTTCTCTGTCTGCACTATAAAATCTCTATGCTCTACAACAACAACGAACAGCCTATTATCAAGCAATGTAGGAGCTACCACTACTGGGGGCGCCACTCTATCAAAGCCAACCCCAAACGAACTGCTGAACGCCTCGTTAGAAAATGACATGGTTTATGTCCAAGGGTCGCCAGCCGTTCCTGCCCCTGTGATAGCTGTGTCATTCATCGACTTCGCGTTTGAATCGACCTGATTCGCAACTGTAAATGCAAGTTGATCGGTTTTAGCTTTAACTGCTGCAATTTCCAGTATCATCGCGGCTAGCTGGGTGCTGTTTGCATCAATGTAATCAGATATTACAGATATAGGGTGAACGTGATCGGTTTTGATTATAAAGCTATCGCCATCCGACGGAGCTTCAGTAAACGCCTCATCGAGCGTGATTGTTTTTGTTGTGCCGCTATACCCAAAGATGGGCCTTGATTGTCCTTTTAGAGCACCGCCAATAAACACAAGCGACGTATCTTTGTAATGGTTGTCTGTTGTTTCGGTCAGCGCCGTGACAAAGCTCGTTGCTGTTGCCGATATGTCGCTTACTGATGACTCATCAGATACGGTGCCCTCTAATATCTGCCTGATAGCTTTGCCAAGCGACCCAGCTACATTATGCCCGGCCAATGCTTCGTCGAGGATAGCATCAACAGCCCCGGCTGTTAGGCCCATACTATCGCCTGCTGTAGCAAACCCCGTGGCGGTAGCCCATGCGCCCTGGTTTGTCTGGAGATCATTAGTATCTAGCTCAATATCATCAAGATGCTGATCTACACTACCCGCTGCTGGCGCTCCTACTGTTGGCGCTAGCTTCATTGCGTCTCTTGTCTCTTGCGCCGTCAGTCCTGCTCCTCCAGCCCCTGTTAGCCACGCGGCATCACCTCTATCCCTGATCGCCTCTAGCGAGTCGGTTGACGCATTGAATGTAGTGCCTTTGATGTCGGTTAAGTGTCCATGAGTGTCGATAACTCCCTGAGCTACGTCGTCATAGTTAATAACGCCACCAGCGGATATAAACGCAGCATCCCCCGTCACTTCCCAGCTGCCAGATAGCGTAATAGTTCCGCCGACGCAGTTGGCATTTATATCAATCTCGCCAAAACCAGACATTTTCAAGACATACGTCCCTGTCCCCTGCCCCATGTTTTCAATCTCAAGGCGGTTTTGATAGTGGCTAATGTAAACCGTGGATGCGTTTAATGCTGCCCCAAAATCTATCCCCGCAGCCCCGGTAGCTGACTCTACGCAGTTTGTCCATATATGAACTCCAGCCTCCGCAAGGGTAATGGTTCCGCCGATAAAGCAGTTGAGAAGCGCGTGTTGACCAAGCGTATTAGGCCCCAACAAAGCTCCATCATAAGTTGAAAAGTTTGGATTCGATCCATCGTCGTTGCCAGTGATTATTCCCTGAACGACTGACCCTCTATCAAAGCTCTGCCCGTTTAGCGCTATCGTGTGATTGATCCCGCTAAACATGAAGGAATCGTAACTTTGGTCTAGGGTGTAGGTCGACCCAGTAGTACATTGTATGCTGGTGATGCTTTTCCCATCAGCAATGGTTCTAGCAGACGCCTCAGAGCTTACTGGGTTACTAAATGTCCCGTCGTAATCTAGCTCTGTTCCGGTATTGCTAGCATTAGAGTCAAACCATACCGCACCATCTACATATCCCGACGCTGCATTTGATATAGTGTACTCAAGAAGAACGCGGTCTGTAGAGAAGTTGGTTCCATCAGTGCTTATTATGCGAAACCGTACTTTCCCCGAATCGACCCCTGATCCAACAAGGCTCCCAGGGTATATAAAGCTTTCAACCCCAGATACTGTAACATTGCTTGCGGTTATTTCACCGACCTGAACGTAGTTAGTCGCCCCGTAATCATACCCCTCAACAATATAAGAATCGCCGTTAGAATTAGCGTACCCCTCCCACTCAACAGCTAGAGGGATACCATTGCCGCCTATGTTAAACTCATAATAAAAATCAGTAGCCCCGGCGTTAGCAGCTACATCATGGGTAGTTCCATCAAGCGCATAAGTGTCTGTGTAGAGATTAGTCGCTGTTCCACCAGCGGTATTTACAAAAGCAACCGCCTGGATAGATATTCCAGCGGTTCCTGATGCAAGATTAGTCACATTGGTTGTAGTGTCTACTAATGTTACGTTAGCCACCGCATCTATTGCTGGATCAAATGTAGATAACCCAGAAACATCCGCTTTCGATGCATTTCGACTTGCTGTATCTGTCTCTACTGCTGCAACTACGCTTGCGACTGAGCCGACAACATTGCCATCTATATTGCCTGAGAGATCGCCGTCTACTGCAATCCCAAGTGCTGCAAAGTTAGCCGGGAATGACTGCGTAAGAGTGTATCCTGTTTTACCTATATTCCAATTGCCTTTGCCATCTAACGCGCTTGCCGCTATCCCGGTAGCTGTTAACCACCCGGTAGTGATTGCTGGAAGGTTGGTTAGCGTTGTTACTGTGGCCACTGCATCTGTTGCTGAATTAAAGTCATTTAGCTCTGATGTGATTTTTGTATCTGTCTTGATCGTAAAGTGAGCAGTTATTGCGCTAGTGTGGGTGAATGTTAACCCAACTATGTCGCCGTTCATCTCGGCAGCGGTCAAACCAAACGTCCATAAGCCGTTACCCTCATGCACTGGGGTAACATCGCCTATAGCGGTTTGTGTGCCGCCGTCTAGCGTGTAATAACCAACAGGTGTGCCCGTTGTTATGTCCGAGCCGTCTGTTGAGCTGGTTAGCCCTACAGCGAAGCCCGTGACCGCTGTATTCTTTTTAAAGCTCATCGAAACCCGCTCCCGAGTAAATTGTTTGATTTAGCAGCCCATGCCGCTTGGAATGTTGACGCCGCATCTGTCGTAAAGCTCGCGCTCGTTTGTACGTTTGATTCATTGCTTGCCGCGTCATCGTGGATGTAGTGTAAATAATACAGCGTCGAAGGTGTTAGCCCTGTGACCGATACGTTCTGCACACCTGTTGCTGTTACCGCTTGACTGCTACCAGTCTTGATAGTTGCCGCTGTCTCTGTCGCATTCTCAGACGCCAGATAGTATAACGTGCCGTTGGCTTCGTCTGTTGATACTGACCCGTCTGCCGTAGTGCTTCCAGTCTTTGTGCCAGTAGGGGAGGATAGTATCGGTGCTGTAGTGTCTGTGACCCCGCTTGCCAGCGCCCAATACTCACGCTGCGGCTCAAACAACGAGCTAATATCTGCTGATATTTTATTTAGGTCTGTATGATATGTTGTTGAGCTTTTAACTAGTGTTAGGTACTGCCTGCCTTGACCCTCGCTGAGCGAATACGCCCCGCCGTGTAAGCGGCACGTCGCACCAGACTGAGCGCTTATTGCGCCTGTGCAATTATCACTGCGTAAAAAAGTAAGCGGCTGACCTACCATACCAGCATACATATAGCGCTTTGCACCATCCCATGTCATAGCCACAACTATATCTTTATCTACATAGCTCGCAGGCAGTGTCGCGTCTACTCCCTCTCTCCATAGAGATGTTCCGTCAGTCCATATCAAACAACGGAGCTTGTAAAGGCTACTAGTGACGCGCAAAAGGGACTGCGCTACACCTCCGCTGCTAGATGTGGCCCACCGAAGCTGGGATGTTTCTGCGGTGCTAGATGCTATTATGCTGCAATTAATCACAGATATGACGGTTAGCTCACCCCACCCTGTCATATCTATGTCTACTTCTACGCCGCCATCAGTATCACGGGTTGGTGTGTGTAACGCCAAGCCCCTGTCAAACTTTCTTATTTTTGTAGGCGTCGATGTTACAGGCGAAGTCTGTTTGCCCGCCAGCCTGCCCGAGCTTCGCAAGCCATCATGCACAAACAAGTCACCCTCGCCAACACCTTGCAGTGCTGGATGGCTCTTATTTATCGCTGCTCGATTGGGTATTACCCCTTTTGCCGCCCGTCGAGTGCGCGGAAATGCGACCATTTAAGTGGCTTGACCTTGTATCGGCACAGGTAGCAGGCTAAATCCGTGGTCTAACGCTGTTGAGCTGAGCGCGTCTACCGTGGCATTCCAAAAAACTGGCCCTCCGTGTCTATGTAATATCTCTATATCACCGCTCGCAACAAACAATGGCGTTGTGCTCGCTTCATCAATGATTATTTCATCAAGATAAGCCAAATTTCTTAGCTTGTCCTCTGAGCTTACTGCTATGTCGCCGGCTCCGTCATCATTATCAGGGCTGGTGCCATCTGAGGACTTCCAATAAATACGGATGACATCCCCTACAACCGGAGTGGTAGCCATCTTAACCCAGGCTCTCCATGCGTAATCGGCAGCATGGGCAGCCGTGCCAAAATCATGCAATGCGCCTTGTCTTCCGGCACCAGCAGCTACCGAAGTAAGGGTTAAAAGCTCATCTCCACCCGAAGACGCCCAGTTAAGTATCGTTCCGGGCAGGATATACGCTGTGCTAGTAGCCATGCCTTATACTCCTGCTAGTGCATCAGCGAGTATCTGAGCTACGCCGGTTACGTTACCTTGTATTGCTGTATCGTTTGCATCTTGTATCTGTAAGACGGTCGCCTCTGAATTAGATGCCAATACCGACATCAACGCTTTCTGCGCCTCAACTTTAGGGGACGAGAACACCGCCGCTGCCCATGCTTTTTGATCCGCTGTTGGAGTGCCTGCTAGCAAGTTGTTAGCCGCGATAACAGTGGCCGCCTCAACTTTTTCCATCAGATCAGAGTCATTAAATAACCCGCGCAATTCCTGTAATGTAGCCATTTTTAAAACTCCAATTTAGTCGTATTGTTTGCGCCGTGGCACAACTGCGCACAGCCTTACTTGCCTAGCGTAGTGATGCCTGAATCAGCTTTAAACCGACCGTACACCGTGAGGCCAGTTGTCGCCAGCATAGCCAGTTCATCAATACCACCAGCGATAAGCGCAGCATCTTCGCCTGTAAAGCTAACCCCAAGCTGAGGCAGGACGCCAATAGCAAATGTCAGCAATGCGCCTAGAATAGTTTTTGATTTAAGAATGAATTTGTTGCTCATATATACACCTGTTAGTGTGTTTTTCGTGTGTGTAGTGTGCTTTCTTGCAGCACCCGGAAAAATCGGTTTAATGTCGCCTGGTTCTCATCAAGCCTTTTATTTATATTCCTGTCTTGCGCCACTTGGGTCGCTTTTATGCTGGCTATGTCAGATTGTATCGTCGAAACATCTCTGACTATTTCGTGCTGCCCTTTTTGCATTTGCTCTATTGTTTTTGTGTTCGCCTCAGTGGCGCTCGTTATCGACGCATATCCAGTGCCAAACAGAAACACCACGCCGACAGCCCATAATGCCGACTCTACTGTAAACAATCTCGCTGTTAATGGCGCTCTATCATTTGGGCTTTGCATTTGATCTGACACGCGACTTCCTTAACTACAAGCAAAGCTGTATTTTACTACCCATCGGCCTTGCTTACAAATATTGGCGACCAATGAATATGGATATGTTCCCGCGCATACCCTTCCCCTTCGTGCAGCACGACGTAGTGCTTCCCCAGCTTGCGCTTGATGGCTGCCAACACATTGCTGCGCTTGATGGCATCAATACTCTTAATCCGCAGGTCAATAGCATCGCCCCGGTAGTGCGCAGACCGCAAGGCATTGTGCTTGTAGTGCTCTGAGCCTGACGTAACTACCGTGTCCACCCCTTGTTTTTCATAGATTGGAGCCACCTTGATAAGCGCCCGAAGTATATCTGGATTGCAGCCGTCGATAGATGCACCTGTTTTTATCTTAATCATATCTACTCCCTTATGTATGTTTTTTGCTGTTTTCTATGCGAAATCCTGATTAATACATAGATTATTGCACTTTATTTCTGTGTTATGTGGGAATCGATCCCGTTAATCAGACTGTTATATGCCTTATTGCCGGGCATCGCATCCAGCATAAACGCAGACCGTGCTCATGGCCCCGTTTCGCTTCATTTTGTGCTTCCTTCCGAGCTTTCCGCATAGCGTTTCCCCGCCTTTTTCTGGCGGGGTGCTGCCCAGGTTATAATCATAATCGGCACATAACAAATCACTGTTGCCGGAACTCGCTGGCTGTTGTGCCGGGCATTTGTCGCAATACCCACCTTCTCCGCAATTCCCACCATCAAAGCACTTATACATTTCGCTCGCCCTCAAAGTTCAGCGTTATATTGCCATCCACTTTATCCACTCGCGCAATGGCAGGCGCGCACTAAACTTAGCCCAACTCTTTAACGCCCCTTACTGGACGGCTCGATCTTAATGTACTCGGCTCTTTGCTTGCATATACGGCTGCAAAGATTCGCCGTTTTCGCTACCGCCGTTACCAACGGTTCAGGCTATATGCTAGCCAGCGATCTTGTTATGCGTTTGAATAGCTGGCGAGCCTGCTGTTTTCAAACTCAAAGTAATTATGCCCGCGCAGCAAGCTATCTAGATCGGATGATTCAAAACTACAGCCTGAATGATAAATGCTCCTACACTCTCCGACGAACACATATTCATATCCCCCGCTCTTTCGCCTTGTGTATTCAATTTCCAGATCTGTAAATGTAGCGCAAAGCTTGTCAATGTCACTCATGCCACCACCCCCATTAATTCCATCTTATCAGCCCTGGCCGCGCTACTTGTTGGCAGCCCTTGTCTCTTTTCGCTTTAACCGGCCTAGCTCGGCAGACAGTTTGTCTATCGCCTCCTTCTGCTCTGCATTTTTACACTTAATAGCCTCTATTTCAGCGTCACGCTTTGCTAGCTTACTTAGCAATCCATTATATTTGTTTTTGATTTTATTAAATTCGTACTCTTCCAATTCATCCATAGCCATCACCGACCCCTTATGTTTCCCGCTTATACAAAACAAGCATCGCAATAATAAAAGCAACCTCCCAGTATTGTATCGCCTCAAAGTCGTTAAATAGTTGATAACTAACGTGAATCAAGAGCAATGCTGGAATAGCAAACAACACATCCTTAGCCATAACTACGCCCCCATTGATTCCATCTTATCAGCCCTAGCCTTTATCGCCTCGCTATCAGTTGCGAAGCTGCCCAAGTTAATCATGACGAACTTTGACAGATTGATGAATGAGCGCCACTTGCCGATGTAGTGGTCATAGACCACCCCAGGGTAAACAGGCTTTGGCTCACGACTTGCAGGCAATTTAGCCAGAGCTTTAGCCTTTGCCTTCTCTTCTCTCTCGCTAACGATATTAGCCCATGCTAGATTCGATTTATTGCCGTCTTTGTGAACGAGCCTGCCTTTAGGGCTTTCGTCTGTCATTAATATCCAAATGACGCGCCGCGCCTGCAAGCTGCTCCCCTTCACCGTTACCCGTATATTCCCACCATCAAACTCAGCAGACCCGGCTCTCTTGCCAGCGTTTTGTCGATTCCATTCTTTGCGGAGATGATCGCCTGATATTTGTTTTGCTGTGCGCTCTTTCCATATCAATGCGCCGGTTTCTGGGTTATACGTTACTACTGCCTCGATATCTGCTTTTGTGATTTTCATGCTAAAAACAAATGTCATCAGAGAAATCGTCAAACCCCGCTGGCGCATTCTGTGCTGGGGCTTGGTGCTGTTGTGGCTGACCCGTGCCTAGCTCGCCTGCTGTTCTCTGCGGCAATGGTTGGCCCATAGTTTGCGCGACTGCTGGTGCTTCTTGTTGCTGCGCATTACCGGCAAACTTGATATCGACGATACGACACTTTAGCTTGTGCCCTTGAGTGCCGTCGTTTTTCTGGAATGTCTCGACAAAAACATCATCTGCGCAGATCATAACCTTTGTGCCTTTGGTTAAATGCGATGACAATTTCTCAGCGCGATCACCCCACAACGAGGCATCTAGCCATTGTGTTTTTTTGTTGTTGCCATAGCCCACGCTGTACGCTAACGCCAAGTTGCACACTGCTTTGTTGCTAGGCGTGTAGTTTAGGGTAGCGTCCCTTCCAAGATTACATAGTTCAGTTAGCATTACTTACTCTCCTTCTCGCCTAGTATTTGATAGGCGGTTATGTGGTTTTTTAAAGACCACTCACACATTGGATATTTCCTCCATTTTCCATTAATCCTAACCCTAAACTCACACCCTTCCGGTATAGGGCACTCGCCGCCGAACCACGGCTGTGGAGGGTTTTCTATTACGCGGTAGTCTTTCCACTCCTCTTTTACTGTACTAAGCCCTGAGGTTAGCGAGTTAGAGCCATAAGGGAAAAAACGGCCTTTCCCGTCAGTATATCTCCGGCCCCTATGCTCAGCATTTGAATCCCAAACCTCACACAGTATGTCTTTAGGTAGTACAGGGCGTTTTTTGATGAGGTCATTAATACCGTCACCTTCACTATAAAACCGCCCCTCTTCCGCAAACGACACCTCCTCCCATTCGTCATTCCTAAAACGCTCCCCGATTATTGGATAGATCTGCCCCGGATGGTAGGCTAGAATATTTACTTCTTCTCCAGCTTTATTCTTGCCCTCAAACTGCGCTTGTACTTCTTCTAGTGTTTTCATGCTATCTCCGTTATTCAATATCCTCTTGCGCGCTATATTACGTCCACTGGGCCTCGGTGATTAATGCTTGTTACCACTTCATCTGGGTAGCAAGTAAACATCTTCTCGGCCACTTCTTCTATTGACTTAGCCACCACACCAACACTGCGCGTTTGCCCATAACTGCCCACTCGCTTGTTTGTTGTGACCGTCCAATATTTGTCGCAATCACTATTAAACGCTGTTTTTAATGACATTGTTATTCCCCAATGTGCCCAAAACCACCATCGCCACGGGCTGTTTTATCAGCCCTATCTCGGGCTTGATCGTTGCTGTACTCGCCAGCCGGGTATCGTTTGTTTAGCTTTTTGATGTTTGCAGCTAAGGCTTGCTCTCTTGTTATTCCTAGCGAATTGCGCAAGCCCTGTGTGTAGAACTCAATATCCCCCAACTCTTCGATGACGTTCTCAACATCAAGAGGCTTCCCGTAGAATACCCACTTCTTGATAGCATCTAGCAGCTCTCCAGCCTCACCACTTACACCAACCGCCATGTGCATACAGTGTGCCTTCTTTGGCGATAGTTCCGCTATAATCTGCTTGCCAGGCTTTGATAGCGCGCCTACAAGCTCTGAATAATCTGTTTCGTCTGGGTAAATTTCACTCACTTGTCATATCCCTGCTTCATCGCCTTTTTGTCTGTCCACAGCCATAGTGCATAAGCTACTGTCGTTATTTTCTCCTCATGGGCTGGCGCAAAACTCGACAACCATGCTTTTATCGCTCGCGTTGCTTTTGTAACATCAACGCCTTTCGCAAACGCAGGCAGAGTGCCGCCGTTAAAAAACAGCTTGCTAGCCATGTCATCGAACTTATCAGGCACATCTGGCAAATTACTTCTTTTAAAATACGCATCCTGCCTTGCGCCAAACGCTATATCAACATCCAGAAACTCTGGTACTGGGTAAAATACAAGATTGTTTATTTTCTTTTTAGGTGTCATGTGATTATTCTCCGTTTTATCTTTCTATGTGATTTTATTTAACGCCATTGCCGCCTTTCTCTCTGCTGCCTCTCGCATTCTGGTCTCTTTGCGCTCTGACGGCGTGATTAAGCGCTTACCCTTAAAAGTGTGATCCCATAGTTCTTGAGGCGCCCATCGTGACGGCATCATGTTGGGATGGTTTTTTATAGCCACCATCCCATCCTTACCCGGCCACAAATGATTGCCTGCCCTCTTTTCGCCACACTGTATGCCGTTGCGCACACCTGCCGCCACTTTCTTAAATCGAATCTTAATACCCTTCGATTGATCGTAAAGGCATTCGTACTTAGGGCAGTCGGGTATGGTGGCCCATGTTCCGGTTATGTCAGTCATTTAGCCTTCCTTGCTAGCCTTTCCTGCTTTCTGCGGTACTTGGCTAGGCATTCGTCAAGATGCGCCTTCTCGGCTGGCGTCACGAACCTGCGCATAGGTGTTCGCCCCATAGCGGCCTCACGGTCGTATCTGTCTTTTTGGTAATCTGTGTTAGTCTTCATCGCCCTGCCCGTTGTTTTTATTTATTATGCCACACATGAGGACACAGACAAGGGTTAATTTATATTTGTTTCGCCTCTCTTTTTGGCCTGCCTTAACCGCTTCCTGAACACATCACGCAACCGCCTTAGATATTCAACATCGTGCTTTACCGTCTGCCTTTGGGTATCAAGCCACTCGACTCTATCCGCCCCGATCTTCTCGATCAGCCGTGGCGTGTAGTTTTTTATATTCCCCGATAAGTGCGAGTTGCACACACTACATGATTTATGGCAGTTGAATAAATTAAACCTTGTGGCCGATGATGCCGCAACGCTACGCCAGTGTGAGCAATGCCACTGCCCGTGCCAGTTTGCGGGTTTATCGCACGATATACAGCCATCGTTTCGATCTCGATACCTTACCCATGCGTTTACTGCTGATTGCGCCTCTGCCAACCACTTCGCCCGAGGCTTTACCCGCTCCCTATCCGTCTTGTGCTGCGCTCGCTTTTCCTTCTTGACCTTATTAGCCGCAGCTTGGGTTTTACGCTGTGACCGCCTGTTAGCGTACTCGATAGCGCAGTCGAAGGAATGAAAATTGCCCCTTGGGGTTCTAATCATATCGCCCTTCTCGAAGCGGTCTTTGCATCCGGTGCAGCGTCTAAGCGGCATTATCTAACCCTTTGTATCAACATCAAAGCATATCTTCATAAATCTGCTAGCCGCATCATTCCCTATTTTATGTGCCGCACTGTAGCTAACTTGAAACATTTTTTGACGGCGTTCATTATCCGCAAGAATCGCGTCATAACACGCCATTGCGATATTGCAGTGCCAGCCATGCGCATAGCTTCCTTGCTCGCTAGGATTGTCGTCTATCATTGCCTGCTTAATGACTGCCATTGCTTTCTCTACTTCTGTTTTGTTATTGCTCATACTGCCTCCGGGTAACTCATCAGAAAAACCCTATCAATTGATTCTCTACATCAACGCCGCAATCCTTAAAGATCGTGCGCATTGCCGCCGCTATCAATGCTTGATAACAGCCCTCAAATTCCTCTGGACTCATGTTTCCGTAAGCTAGTGACTGCGCCTCTATCCTGGTGTCGCCACTGATCGTGTAAAAAGTGTCGTAATACCCCGCTATTGCCGTAAGGTTCTTGCGGAATATCGTGAACTGCTTCGCTCTATTCGCAAATTCCATATCAGAACTCCAGTGTTCAAAACAGAATTCAAGGAACGCAAACACTTTTCTACGAAACTGAGGATTTTGAACTAGCTTGATCTCTATCTCGTACTGCTCGTTATTCTTAAACCGCTCCAGTGCCGTGGCAGCTTCCTCGTTAGCTGGAGATAGCTGGCCGCCGTGGAATTTGAGCATTGTTATTTTCATGGAAGGGTTTCTGCTGTTATGTGTGTTGGGTTAGTCAAGACTTTCACCGATATTATCTCCCCATAATACAAGGAATATTCCGACTGATACCCACCAGCTTGACCAAACCCCTATCATGACAAGACCGATCAAGCCCATAAAAACGCCTATAATTGCTAGCAATGTTTGTTCTTTTTTTTCTTCCATCTTTCGCTCCGTATAGTTATGTGCGCAGAATATCATCGGGCTGCGTTATCTCAACACAATCGAGCACCGCGCTACCTGCAATCGACCTTGCCCAAACCATAGCGTCCTTAACTGTCATATCATCTTCAAATATAGCGGTTCTCTTAAACCTACCGCCTTCAACAGTCGGCGCACAAAAAGTTGCTACTATCACTAATTTATTACGCATTACACCCACCCCCAAATCAAATCAATCAATACCCACGGCCCGAATAGGCACAATAGGAATACTATGCAGTGCTTTACTTCCTTGTATGTGTTTTCCATTTTAATCAACCTGTATAAACCCTGCTGGCGTAAAAATAGCCTTCCATTCGTTGCCGCAATTACCGCATGATCTCTGCTCGCTTCCATCATTATTGCTAACGGTTTGGATGGTATTCCCTGCGCTTTCCCATTGCCTGCAAGCCGGGCAGCAAGAGTCGCAATTTCCTCCATCCATCCACGCGGCTTTCATTTTTCGCTCTGCAAATCTCTTAACCTTGCGCCAAAAAAACCACTTCTTCCATTTAAACCTCATTCCCCACCCCTCTCAATTACTAAATATGTGCTCTGCATTCGTCAAGCTCCCAAGAATCTATCCCCTGATGAATGAAATCTGCAAAATAAACAACGCCATCGGTTGCCTCGATAAATCGCCAGCCATGAAACAGCTCGGCGGAAATCTTCCCCGGTACTTTTCTTGGGTATTCTATTTTGTTAGTCGCCAACCACCTTATCGCTTGGTCTCTGCCTACCATTAGTTTTTTGAACGCAATTATATTTGCCATCACCCATCTCCCCTCTCAATTACCGGCATAGCGCCGGTCTATTTGTTAAATGTCGCATCCGAGAAGTCCGCGCAATCTTTGCTGTATATCCTGCCTTCCATACTTCTGCCCATCCTCGTAAACCTGTTTTATAACTACATCCAATATTGCATCGGCATCCATTCTCGTTGCTGAAAAATCGAAATGGAATCCGCTATGCTCGACATTGCTAATCTCATGGCAAATCTCAAACCCCATTCCTTCCAAAAACTCAGCCTTCTCAATTAAATCCATACTATTCTCCTCTCCCGATTACCGGCTGGACGCCGCCGATCTCTTTGTTATGTGCAAACATATTTATTGCCCACGCCATTAATCCGCGCTTTCTGTTGCCACCGTTTATTCGTATTAGCCTGCTCAATAGGCAGTATTGACCCGCATCGCCATCATTAACGAAGTCGCCATCATTAACGAAGTCGCCATTCGGCAACCTACAAAGACCTAGCAGATGTAGCCTAATGCCAGAGTCATGGACATAAACAGCTCCTCCAACGCGCTTCCATCCTGGGCCAGGGCGCATAACTAACCGATTAGACATTTTCATCGCTATCTCTCCTGGTTACCGGCATGGCCTCTTGCTCCGCAATACAATCCGAATAATTGCATCCAATTTCTCTAATCGCATCTAATAGCGTCGGGTATGCCATGGTATCCCAACATCCAGGGTAGTGTATTGCGTCGGCGATTAACTCAATATCAGCCATCTTTCCCATCCCTCCTGTCAATTGTCGACCTTGATACAAGCTCTGACTCTACCGCTGTTGTGTCTATGCGTTTTGGTTTTGGTGCAGCTGGCTCTAAGCCTGTATTAGCTCGCATGGCTGCGAATAGACTTAATGCCTCGCCCTTGTCCATTCTCCTGCCCTCTGGGGCTGGTAGGGCCTTGTGCGCGGCTGTAGACCTATTGGCATCCATAACTGCGGCAATACAAACATCAATATCGAGCTTTAAGTAATTACTGTCGAGGTTGTGTTTCATTTCGCGGATAAAATCTATCCCTTTATCAATTTGCTCCTTGCTGTACCCGTCGAGGTATTTGGCGCTTCCCGCCTTAATCATATCTTCGCGCCGATCAGTAGCGCCAATGGTCAAGCCATACTTGTCGGTGTAAATCATCTTTAGCCAAGCAAAGAAGTAATTAACCGGCTTCGAGTGATTAAAAGTCTGTGTCGATGTTGAATGACCGCTCGTCCCCTGCTTCAGTGCGCTGCTGATAAGCTGATTTAGATTGTTGTCCATTTTGCTGCTCCAGATTTATTGGCTGGCCAAGCTGGCCGAAATACTGGTTGAACTTTTCTGAGTTGAATAGTGTTGCTGGTCTTAGATACTTCCTGCAATCATGACCTTCTGGCCACTCGATACACTTGTAATCAACAACAGCTTTTATTTCATCAACAGTCCTTCCTTCGTTGATCCTGGCTCTAATCAGCTTACCGTTCGATTCGACGCTCTGGTAGTTACTTCCTGTTTTGAAATTAAGGTAATTGATTACATCACCAACAGCGTCGAGCTTGCTCGGCAAAGGCTCTACCTCTGCTCTGCTCTCCTCTCCCTCTCCCTCTCCCTCTCCCTCTGGTATAGCATCTTGCTCCGAAGTCTGTAGCGCCTTGCTAGCATCATGCTCCACACTTGGTAGCGGTTGATTTAATTGAAGAAATCCAGATTTAACAAGGGCATCTACATCGACCTTTGAATTTGCCCCTATTTTGCGCCCAATCCACTTAGGATCAGGATTGATTTTATTGCCGGTGCGACTTGCTAACAACCAGATACAAAGCAGGTGCGCTTTGCTAGCATCATGCAAGCGCTCGAACTCATAGTTTTCTAACAGCTCATTTTGCAGTTTAATCCACGGCGGGGATCGGTCTTTATAGTGCTGCATTTCATCCCAGTTAGGGATGCTTAGAAATGGTTTTGTATCTTGATCTTGCATAAATAAACCTCTTAAAAAGCGACACCCCGCGTGACACCCGTACATAAGGGGATAGCTTTGATAGCTGGAACAAACGGCGCTGGATGCCGCTATTTAAGAGGTCTTTCAACCCCTATTGTTTTCATTAACGCCACGTGTCGAGTGGCGGCGTTACGATCAACGCGAATTAAACAATACCCCAGCTTCCTTGCCAGGTCAAATGCTAATCCCATTTTATTCTTGGCCGGTATAGCGCATGTTCATTTGCTAGCTCGCCGTTGTACTTATAAGGCCTTGTCCAGTTCTTTGGGTTCTTATACTCTGCCAGCTCTTTGCGGAGTTGTTCGACCTCGCTTATAGCCACATAAGCCTTTACGCCCTCGCAGAACCACTTATAGTTCTGCTGGACTTGTGCCAGCTTATATCCACTCTCATTGCGTCTAAACAGCGCCTCGCGGGCATCTACTGGCATTCCTTCGCTGATTTTATTCTCGAATAGCTCTCGGTTGCTTAGTTTCATGTTTTACCCCTCGTTATGTTTCGTCTTCAACTGGGTCTTTCACCATCTCTTCAAACTCCATTTCGTGCCCGTCTACGATTAGTATGCTTTCAGATTTTCTTTTTATGGATTCTGCGTAGAACGTCATCCAGCTAGAACTCGCCCACTCTGCTTGCATTATCTCCACGCTCCATTTCTTTTTCATGTCTTCACCACTCCAATCCACGGACATTGAACTCAGTCTTGCAGCTTTTGCATACAACCTCGTCGCACTCAAAGTCTGCGTTGGTGCCATAATCTGGGAACATCTGTCTTAATAGATTGCCGTCATCATTATGGCTAGTCCCGTCTGTGTCTTCCTCCTGCAATAAGTCAATTAGATAACCGCATTCTGGGCAGTCCAAGAACATCTGAATACCTAGCCTTGCTTCTACTGTTTTCATATCTTCACCTTATTCCACAATTGGCACTCAGCACATTCAGTGTTGGCAATATCTCCGTTGTCAGAATCCCACACTCCAGACACACCGTGCCCGTGATTGGGTGAGTTCCCACGGCTTGCGTGATGGCGGCGCTGTTCATGCCATAGCTTGATTAAGTTATACAGATCGAAATACCGCTCTTGGTAGCTCTGTCGAAGTCTTACCTCTGCTAGAAACTCACCTTTATCACTCATATCTTCACCTTTGTTATTTATCCTGATGCTATACATCACTGCATATTTCGTCGTAATAAGCCGCGTCTAAATCATTTATCGCCTTCTCTTCGCGCTCTTGATAGTTAGCGCGAGCCACATAGTTGATGCCATTGCAACCTATGGCGTAAACCTTCTCCATCTTATAATTCAGACTGGAAACCGTTCTTTCAAGCTCACTGATTCGATTGAGCAATGTGGTTTTACTGTTTCTTTTGTCCATCGTGTCCACCTTTGTTTTAAGCATACGGGTCTATGATGGCGGTAGGGACTATAGATTTTCCCAGTGTTGCCGCCAGTTTGTGTCGCCCCAATTGTCCTTGCCGACATTACAATCACTGCATAGGACTTGCAGATTATCTAAATCAAGCTCCAGTCTAGGGTGTTTTGACCTTGGGTAAATATGGTCTACATGAATCTGAACACCATCGCTCGCGGTTGCGCCACAACACTGGCAAGCACCCCCGCAATTAACCAGGGCTTGATACCTAAGCGTCTTCCATGCCTTTGAATTATAAAATTCTGGGTCTTTTTTAATGAATGGTGTTTTATTAGGCTTCTTATTTAGTTTTGTGAACTTCCTAAGAACTGCCTTGACCTGATCTACAGACTCGCATTGATCCCATCCTGTTTTATTGCAAATTAATATCGCAAGCATGATGTTATCAGTGGCTTCTGGCTTTCGGTTGAAGTAGTTAAGCGCAAAATCTCTATGACTTACGCTATGCGGCCCTTTAGCCTTGCGCCGTTTTTTAACCCTCTTGTTTTTTACTTTCTTTGGCCATACTTGTTTCTTCTTTGGCTTATTATCGTCTTGTTTCCAAAACCCACTTAGATCATTACCCATGATTAATCCTTATATGCTCTCTGGTGAAGTGGTAGTTTTTGGGCAAAAGAAACCCAAACCCACAACAATGCGAGTTTAGTCCTTTTGCCTTATGCTCTCTGGAACCAGCGTATAGCCTCAAGGCACCCTGTAATCATCAAAGTTGTACAGGGTCGCCACCTTTCCGCTCTTTGAAGCGTCCACCCTCTGTAGTGGCTTTAGAACTCAGTTGCGGTATAGGGTTATCTTTAAGCCGCTTTAAACGATAGGTAGTGAGTGATAGCCGTAGCTAGACATATCTTCTATCGTCGATAGCGGGTTTGTAGAAGGCATTGGATGTGTTACGATACAGACCTGTTAGAAGCTTCCCGCTAAGAACTCTTCTAACAAAGCCCCGGTTTCTTGCTGGGGCTTTTCTTTGTCCGATTATAATCTATACGCGAGCATTATCAACATTCAATTGGTGAATGCGGATTGCTGTGGTATTTATTTGGTGAATACAGAGCCAGTTTTACAAGGGCATCCCTGAATAATACAGGAGTGGCGTTGGCTTCTTTTTTCCCAAGAGTGGGCTTGTTTTTAGCTTTGCCACGCTGATCTTGAAACCCTATCTGGTGTGTTCCTTTTGGCCTATCTTGTATTAATTCAAAAGGCTTTGATGCGCCCTTGTAATACAGCCATGTGGCTTTGTTTGCCCTGTGGCCGTATGCCGATTGCCAAACCTCGCAAACCCAGCCAGCACCACTTTCTTGCCATCCTTTGCCAACTGGCTTAATCAACCCATGAGTAGCCCATGCTCGAGTTTTTGCAGGATGCTCTAACACACCGCCGCACCTATTTACCGCCGCGAGCGCCGACTCAAAACACCCTTGGTCATTACCTGGCTTGTTATGTTCGCCTCCCCACCGCGAATAATTGACAGCCGCTAGAGCGCCCCATAGCTGGCATGGTGGATGCGCAACAACCGGCAATACTCCGGTATATTTCCTTGCGTCCCTTTCTTCGTCCCATAGGTCTACATTTTGCAGGCTTGAATAACACCCGTCGGATTGGGCGTATAATACAGCGATAGTTTGGTTTTGCGGCGTGTTCATCTGTAACCTCACAATTATTGGTTATCAATCGAGAATACGCGGCAACAAGTGATTGAGGCTTGCTTTCGGGTTCGATGCCCTAGCCGCGTTATTTATTGTAAATCGTGATAATGCTTTATTCAAGGCGTAAAAAAAGCCATCAACGCTAGAAGATGACTTTTAATACCGGCCTCGCAAAGACCGAGCTGATGTGACTACTTGCAACTACCCTAAGCTTATCCAGAACTTAGAATTCAATTATACCATATACATCTGCTGTTTTTTCTATCGCCCACAAAAAAAGCCACACCGGAGAAATGTGGCCTTTAATGCTGGGAGGGAAGGCCCAGAAGGGAATGCACTGTGAATGCCAAGCGATTATATTCCGCATTCACTGCAACTGTAAAGGATTACTTGATAGTTGAACTATCCGGAGTTTCCGGTAGGTTGGAATACCGCCCCGTCAGTTTGAGGATGCAAGCATAGCCTTGGCGGGTATTGCTGGGGTTATTCTATCTCCACCCACTCGCCGTCGATATACTCTTCGATAACAAATATATTCGAGTAGTCCGGCATAACCTTAATTGTATCTTGTAGGAATAACAACAGATCAGCAATATTGTCTGATGCGTGTCGCACGTCTTCTATTGTGCTGTATGTGATGGAAATAGTGTTGTCGCCAGCCTCTAGTGCTGGGTTTATCGTTAGTTTAAAACTCATATCATTATCTCCGTTATTTGTGGATGTCTCCCCAAGCCTCTTCACCTTCGCATGAAAAGAAGCTAGCTCATACACAAAGCCGACAAACCAAAATATCCCCACGAAAATCAACAGCTCTCTAGTTATATCGCACATTATTTACTCTCCGTAGTGTGGTTAAGTGCGCGCCCTAGTCATGCGCCAATCTTTTTTAGCGCATCTATAATATTACGGCCATCCGTCAATAAAACCTCAATCTCTTTTATCTCGGCAAGGTCGCCAAACACGGCTTGTATTGCCGCCCTTTCGTCGCCTTTCCCCTTGTCGCCTGAATCCACCCACTCGATGTCATGCATGGCTTGTGCGCCCAGCTTCATGTGCTCGCCGAATGCTCTACGCAAAGGGCTTTTATCCTGACAAAGCTCGCCAGCAACTTCCTCTGCTTTGTAACAAAAATAATCCCAACTTCCACCGCTCATTCTATTATCTCCGGTTATTAATTAAGTGCTTGGTCGCCCCACCCTGTCCAGATGCTCCAAGCCAACGGTTTCATCCAAAACTCGCTCCCAATGTTCACGGGCTTGCCTGCCCCAACATCACACCAGCAAAGACAATTGCTTTATAGTGCCTGAACTGCTAGCGGCAAGCATGAACCTCGGCGCTAGGGTCTTGCTTGCAGGCTTCAATATAACGCTCAACCCAAGGGATGAAATCATCATACGTACCCCACCCGTTTTCAGCATCATACTTACGGAACCTCTCAGGGTCAGCTTTCATCTTTTTCAAACCCTCGCTCAGTGGTTGTATCAACTCGCTAGCTTTTTTTATACCAATCTCCTCTGGCCGCCACAAAGCATTGTAGATCCCTGCTTCTTCGGCCATATCATTTAGGTTGTGTGTGATATTTGCTGAAAAAACCTCTACTTTTTTAACCTTGTATAACGATACATCTAGGCTCATAGTTTATTTACTCCGCTTGTTTAACAAATGCCGTAGGGATGGAATCACTTGGCTCTAGTAATCCTAAGTGCTCTAAAATCTCGCGTAGGGCTTGTTCACTCATAACGCAGCCTGATATACATACTCTGTGCCACCGCTTTCTTGTATAACGCAGTGACGCTGTAGGTACCCAGACAAATAGAGCCTTTTGAGTTTAGCTCCTGCATTTTGAACGCTTATATTCTTATCTGACGCTAGTTCGGCAGTAGTGATTAGTGGGCCGCACTTCCTGCTTCTTATACTATTTATAAGCGATACTTGCTCCACGCTTAGAAGCAAACTGCGGATGCGCTCACCATCCCCCTGCAACACTGCGGCCCTGATTCCACTATCAATATTTATCATAACTCAGGCACCCATAGTTCATCGGCGGGGATTGGTGTTGCGTATTTCCAGCGACCAGTATCACTTCGGTATGGGTAGTCAGCGCCTTTAACATACTTGCATATGCCCCTTTCCGTACCTACAAGTGTGGGGTCACTGTCATTCACATAACAAGGCACCTTTTTACCCTCGGGGATGCAGTCGTGCCAGTTGAGTTTTTTGTAGAAGGTGTGGTTTTCAACGTCCCAAAATTTCTTTATCGGCTCGTCAACACCATAGAAGTCTTGGAATAAAAATGGTTGGTTACCTACATCATCACAAAAATGAATCATGTATTTTTCGCATGTAACATACAGCTCTCCTTTATTCATTAAATGCTCGGCAAGTTCTTTTTTAGTGTTTATTTCTACTTCTTCGTACATAATTTATCTCCGTTAGTCCTGTTGTTCGGCGTTATACCCATCAAGGTCGTGGATGCTGCTAGTTTTGTCTGGGTCAATCATCCCAAATATCTCATCAAGCAAGTCGTACCTTTGCTCATCGTGCGCCTCCTCTATTAGAGCAAGACGGTGTAGCTCATGCCCACGCGACACTGCGGTTATCGCCCACGGTAGGCCGTCAGATTTTTTAAAGTTGTCGAAAATCCTTTTGTTTTCTTCCTCGAACGCGGCTGTGTCGTTGATTGTGTAAACGGTTGTCAACTGCCTCAATCTTGGTATTTTCATGTCTTTCTCCGATTGTTTGTAGTGTTATGTGGGATTCAATCCCGTAAAGCAGGCTGTTAGCTGGAAAAAACACCCTTAAACGGCGTGCCATCCTCTTTAGCCCGATTGATAAGATAAATATTTCGCGGCCCTTTGATAAAGCCAGCGCTTTCAATTCCTGCTATCTCGATTGGCGTCCCTTCTCCCGCGATACATTGAACAGCCATAATATATGTTCCATCATCGCGCGATCCGTAATGAAACCAGTACCGAGTCCATGTATTATTAGCAAGAAACCGAACCTTGTCTTGCACGTCAGCAGGAGTAGCAAAGCCAGCATCAGCTAACAAGGCGCTTAACGCGGATTCGTCACTCTTCGCTTCGCTCATCTTTCCTCTCCGGTTAACTAAAGCGCTAGTATTGATCTGGTCGTGCTGTGGTGCATTCTGGGTTATCGCACTGTGATTCTTCTTTGTAATAACTCCAGCCGCAAGTACACTTTATCCAGCAATCACAAGCGCCAGCTTTCGCACCGCACATTGTGCAGGTCATTTTGGCTTTAATAAAAAACATATCCATCGGTGTTGCTGTGTGGAAATCTGATTCTTTCATGCTAATATCTTTCCGGCATTGCTGGCCCTATCTCGGGGCAGTCTGGTTTTAAGCCTCGATAATCAGGCCATACTTTAGAGCATACATTTTACTTATAGCGCTCTGCCTCGCCAGCATCATCGTCATAGCTCATTGATCCAGCCGCAAAGAATAGAGCCAGGATGATGGCGCATAGTATGTGGACTCTCATGACTCGCCCTTCTTGATAAACGCGCTAGCCTTCACCCCGAACACATTAGCCAGCTTTAATATCGTGTCGCTGTTGCAGCTCCCACGCCGCAGCATAGTTGATACCGCAGCCGGTGAAATACCAAGATGCTCGGCTAATTGCTCTTGATTCCAGCCCTTTTTCTTCATGTAAATTTTAGTTGATTTTGTTATATCCATGTCGCGCCTCGCTTGGTTAGGCTTTAATAATACGCTAAAAATATAATTTGTAAAGCGCTTGATTTAATAATCGAAAGGGTGCTATTGTTTGACCACAACAACGGAGAAGAAAGCATGATAAATATATCTGAAATAGTAAAAGACTGGCCTGTAGTGGATGGGTGGAGTGTCAGCACTGGCGTCTCATGGTGCGCCAAAGGCTTTAGATTGAAGGTTGGCATAAACTGTTATATCAGCGACCGGGCTCATGTTGGCGACCGGGCTCATGTTGGCGAAGGGGCTAGTGTTGGCGAAGGGGCTCATGTTGGCGACCGGGCTCATGTTGGCGGCTGGGCTCATGTTGGCGAAGGGGCTCATGTTGGCGAAGGGGCTAGTGTTGGCGAAGGGGCTAGTGTTGTTTGTAATATTGGCTATGCAGACGGCTACGGCAAGGCGCTTTGCTCTTTTGAAGGGGTCGCATACATTGGGGCTGGATGCCAGTGGTTAACTCTGGATGATGCTATAGAGCATTGGTCTAATCACGACGAAGATAGAAGCATGACTCTATGTCTGATGGAATCGGCCAAAGCGATAGCCAAGCTGAAAGGGCTAAAAACTGGAGCATCATGATGCTAAACGCAAAGCTAAAAATAGCAGTTTTTAAGCACATAACCCTGAATTATTTAATGATTGGCGAGGCCGGGCCATACGGTCGAATAACTAATTATCTGCAAATATCAAAACCTATTGAGGTTGAATTTGAACCTAATGACGGCGGCGAGTTGCTGAAAGAGCAGAAAGAGAAGCTGATTAAACTAGCAGAGCAATCGGTGAAAGAAGCACAGCAAAAACTAGATGATCTAAATAACGGAGAATAAAATGAAAACTACAACAAGAGATGTAGGTGTTTATAGGCACGTAAGATCTGGCATCAGTATCGCCGGCGAAGCAGAAAGGTATAAACACGATAATGACTACATCCTTACATCAAACATTGTAAATGTTAAATTTGAAGTGGTCGATATTCTAGCCGAGAACGATGCAATGAAAGCTATCAGGATCAAGCTAGCACAAGAGCGGCTAGAGGTGGCGCAAAAAGACTTGGAGGACCTGCTATGAGTGACTACACGATATATACAAGGATTGGCGATGCAAATATAGAGCTTCGCATTGAGTTTGAATACTTTCCAGGTACACCAGCCAAGATTACCGGAACAATGGAAGACGGATGCCCAGCAGAAGGCCCGACACTTAACGTGACAGAAGTTCAAATAGTGCCGTCCATAGAGCCGAGAGACATAACCGATTTTGAGATATGGGGGCAGCTCATAGATAAGGCCTGCCTTAACCACGTTGCAAGCATAGGGGAAGCGTGATGAGTAAAACACATTATCGCAAAGTATTTAAAAGCGACCACCTTGGCGTGGCTGATCTTGAAGATTTTGTCGAAACAGGCAGCAATCTAAAGTTTACAATATCTCACGTCAACCAAGAGATTGGCGCAACTGTTGCAGGTAAAAAGATAAACGCCAACATCGCATATTTTAACGAGAAAATTAAGCCTCTAGTGCTTAATGCCACTAATTCTAAAACAATGAGGAATTTAACGGGAAGCAGCTTTATTGATGACTGGGCTGATATTACGGTGCAGCTTTACATAGACAAGACCGCACAGCTAATGGGGGAAATTGTTGGCGGTGTGAGGATTAGTCCCAACAAGGTTAGTGCGACTAAAGAGGAGCTGACACCAAACCATGCTAAGTGGGGCGGCGCTGTAGCCGCGTTCAAGCGCGACGGCAATCTAAAGGCCGTTATGGATGTAATGACTATAAGCAGAGAAAATCAGCAGCTTATAATCGACCAGGCTACCGACAATGTTTGAGTTCCACGATGTTGAGCAGAATAGCGACGCGTGGTTTGACCTTCGTGCAGGGAGGCTTACCAGCTCAAAGCTCGGCGTCGTGATGGCGAACTACGGGAAGGCGTTCGGCAATCCAGCCAAGCAGTACGCTGTTAATATCGCTGTAGAGCAAATTACCGGGAAGCCCATGCCTAGCGGCTACCAGAACGAACACATGCAGCGCGGCCACGAACAGGAGCCTGTAGCCCGCATGATTTACGAGACCGACACATTCTCCACCGTAAGCAATGGAGGGTTTTTCGGCTCTGAGTTCATTGGATGCTCACCTGACGGGATGGTATTCGACAGTGGTGTAATTGAGATCAAATCGGTAATACCTAGCGTTCATTTTGCCAACATCAAAAGACAGTCGCTTGACCCGGCTTATCGCTGGCAGTGTATCGGCAATCTTAAATTCACCGGGAGGGACTGGCTAGACTTTGTGAGTTACTGCGCTGACTTTCCACCCGACAAGCAGTTATTCACGCATCGCATTGAACCTGATAGTTTTACCGATGATTTCAAGATGATTGATGAGCGTATCAGTGAGTTTAAGGCGCTGGTCGATAAGACTCGGCAAGATATTTTAAACCTCGACTACAGGACGTAACTATGTACAGAATCAAATACTGGTACACCGGGGACGATAACCCAAGGTGGTGCTTATCTGGCACTATGGACTACAACTCAGCGGCAATGATTGTCGAATCTGGATTACATGAGAAGGCGCATATTGTGTGCGAAGGGGAAATATAATGTTCATTATCGAATGCGACCCGGCAATAAGTGAGTCCCATATTTTTAAGTTTGACAACGAAAAGGATGCTTTTACGGCTGCTTCTGTTATGGCGAAAAAACATAATGTAGTGGTAACTGTCAGCAAAGAGATTAAAAGGTTCCGTCTCATTGTTCAACAGGAGGTTGTACAGTCATGACTATTGAAGTAAAGATATCTTGCGACGCTAGTGGTTGTTTTAACGAGAGAGACCTTTACGACTGGCCGACTGACAGTGATATTGAAGATATGGGATGGCACCTTCATCCTGGCGTTCCAGAGCAACAGTATTGCGACGAATGCTGGCCTGTTGTAAAAAAAGAAATCGACGAAATACGCAATTCAGGATGAGCATCAATGACTAAACCACTAATGGCACAACCAGGCACCGTAATGGCTGCCATCGAAGCTATGGAGTCAATCATTCATAATAAACGGCAGGGTATGAAAGAGCAGGCTGTAGACAGGCGCAGGCTTGAGGTTATTAAGAAGGTGTTGATCGGTGATATTTAGACAAAAAAACCCCGCAATTAAGCGGGAAAATGTGGGCCGTCGCCCTTTCGGAGAAACTAAAGGATAGCACATGAAACCAATATACGCATTTAATCTGTTTATATGGGGCATGGTGACGGGCCTAAACTTATTCGCGTTAAGCTGGCCCGATAATATGCCAGACCATGTTTACGGGTCGTGGCCGCTGGCTGTCGTGGGAATATGCGCGGCTATTTTTTGCTTTATAAAAGTGACGCGGCCTGATAATTAGTCAGTATTTAGCAGCGCATCGACCAGCCCCACTGTGCCATCGACTTTAGCCAGCCCATTATCGGCTAGCTTTTTCTGGTAGCTAGACAGTTGAGTGATAACGTCATACGGGTTTTGTCCGCGCTTTCTGATTACTTCGATCTCGCTGGCAAAGCCTGCATCAACTAGCGCCTTATTACCCATAGCTTCTTTTAGCGGATCAATCCACGGCATTTGCTGGCCAACAAAGAGCGCGTCATTGACTGTCAGCGGGTCAATGTCTCGCGGCATAGGAACAACGCCGGAAAGATTAGCGACACGGACAAAGTTAGACCATGTGGGATTAACTATAGCGCAAACAAAGTTATCCGTTTCGATAGCGTAATTAACCCACTGTTCGACAAGCTCCTGCCTTTGAGCTGAATATGTGCCGTCGTAGCTTTTAGATATAGAGCTGTAACTTGTGCCAAACCCAGCCGCCACTGCCTTTAGCTGGCCAGCCCTGAATGTAATTAAATTTGGGTTAGGTCGCTTTGAGTCGATCATTCCTATATCTTCGCCGGGGCCAAGGTCGTCAATAACCATTCCGGCCTCAAAGTCTATTTGGCGGTCGGTTTCGCTTGCGCTGTAGTCATCTGTTGACCCTTTGCGAATGTATGCCGTCAGCTTCGCCGCTATCTTTGCAGCAACCCGCTCGCTCTCTTCATAATCTTTGACGTCTTCGAGGCGATTTAAAATACTGGCGAATTTCGTTACGCCGCGCATTTGCCCGATTGATTCCAGCCCCGCATAGTGTAAAACCCTCGCCCACGGTACAGGCACAGTATCAACGGACATAGTATTTAAAGTTGTCTGCCACGGCGATTGCTTTATAACGTGCAATGCTTGCGGCCTGCCCCATCCATTAACCCTGATGCCCTGGATTATTTTGTCAGTCGTGTTGTTCAGGCCAAGTGGCACACTATCTGCGTCGATCATCTCAATAGAGAATGGAACTCGCGTTCCGTGCACTAGCCCGGCTTTATCACCGAACACCATCTGGCCGAATACCTCGCCATCACGATAGCGCGACCATGCCAGCAGTCTTTGCACTTGGCTCCACTTGTGCCGCCCGGTCACATCAGGGCTTGCCGTCCAATCCTTCCACGCCTCGCGCAAATCGTTAGCGTATTGTTCGTGGACATTTCCTGACGTGTCTTTTGGCTGCGGCTCGATGCCAACACCATTGCCAACAACATTGTTAACCATAGTTTCTAGGACGCCACGGGCTAAATCGTGGTTTAAAACAGCGTGACGGGCTTGCACTCTTAGATCATACGCCGACCGCTGCACATTTATGTTCTGCCCGCCGGACGACTTGCGAAAGTTTCGAAGTCTATTTGACTCGCTCGCCTCGTAAGATGCCGCAGCGCTGCGATAAGCTGCCCGCCTAGCTGCCTTTTCCGGCGATATGTAATTAATCGCTTTATCGAGGATGTTCATCTTAAAGCCCTGTATTAAGGTTAGCTTTTGCAAAAGAGAGTGACCCGCCACCGGCCTCGCTTCGCAGCTTTCTCGCAAGATCTCGCTCTAACTTCGCTATCTCTGCGCGGACTTCTTTCAGCTCAGTCATTTTATGGCTTTTGCCATCTCGCGCCATTTCTTGCGCGCCAAGTATTTCAAGTTCTGCGGCTTTATATGCGGCGAGCCTTGTTTGAATTTCTGCTGATGTTGCCATTTTATCACCTAGTAAACTGTTGCAATCGTGCTAATTTCATCTTCAAGATAGCCATAGGTTGAAACGTATGGTGCAGCACTTTCATCCGACCCAAATACCTCGCCATCAATCGTCTTTTCTTCTGACATTGCAAAGTCTGAAACAACAAATGAATCAGCCTTCTCAGCTATGCGCTCATCCTCGTTATTCTTTAATATTATATCAAACACACCATGCCCAAGCGTAACGTATGCAGATTCATCGCCAAACCGATAGTAAAGCTCGTCATACGATGAGAATACGACAGGCTTTGCAGCAACGGTCTTTATGGTTGTTTCACCTTGTTTGACATTAACGCCATTATGTTTAGCTGTATTCCCGCCGTATGAAATTACATTATTGTACGATTCTATCGCCGAGGATGCTGATTCTTTGTAGTATGTTGTTGTTTTTACAGAATGGAAATTGCCAATCTCCTCTATATAATCGCCATTTCCGAGTATTCTAGGCAGCACTGATATAAAGGTTATTGTTAGAGTGTTGTCATCTGTCGTGGTTGCGCCGTCCCATGTGTGCACCCTGGTTTCGTCACCGTCGATGTCAGCTATTCGCTTAGTATATATATCGCCTGCGTCTATATCTGTTGTTCTTAAAGATGTGTTGGCTATCGTTTTTGTTCCCGATGTTGGGAAACCAAGCCCGCCCGGTCTCTCCCATGATCCAGACTCAACTGAAAGAGCATTATAAGCTGATTCGAGCGTCACTATCTGCTCAGTCCATGCTCCTGTTGATCCAGTCCAGAACACACCTATAGGCCCAGAATATCCGCCTGTTGTTGTGACTGTCCTAGTCCACGACCCAGACGTTCCAGAAGGGTCGTCTTCTGGCTCATTCCCAGTTTTAACCTCGCTAGTAACATTCGCGTCTGCCACGGCGTATTCCTGGCTAGAATCAACAACTGCGCTAAGGCCATCGCTTGAGATAATAGCCGAGCAATAACCATCGCCATCGAACCCGTATATTTTACCGCCGTCCGGCCTTGTGTAAATATGGATCGAATAGGGTAGTGTAGCTATAACCACGCTACCACTTAGGCCGTCAACAGGCGATGAATTCACAGTCCCGTCAGAAAATACCGTTATAAACCTTCCGCCTGAAACCGCGAACACTGCCCTTATATGAATTGCTGATATAACGGGGCTGCCTTTTGAGAAGGCAAAGTTTGATGAGCTGCTAATTATATACGGCTCTGTATCGTGCGCGAATTTATTAAGCGCCCCAAAGTTTGACAGTTTTATTTTGTCTAGCTGGTCATCGCCTCTCAATAAAACTGGCTCTATCCCTTCTCCAGCGGGATAAACAGAGACATAATCATCTCGCGGGCTTAAAGAATACGCAGGGCCGATAATAAACGGTGAGCACCCTCGCGGATTGCTCTCAAAACCTACAACCTTGGGGCTATCCCAGCTCTGCCCGTCGAACTTAACAACCACTCTATCATTCAATAAAAAGGCTGCCCGGTTGCAGGTCATGTACTCTATTGGCACATCAATTAAATCTGTAGCCATGTTTATATCCAACCCTAACGTCGATGATGATGCCGCGTCAATTGTTACGCTGCAAGTTTGATCGGCGTTAAACCCAGTGATTTCGGCTAGCCGATATGTCGGCAAAAACTTCTGCCAGCCCGGTAATATCGCGGCATTGTAATAGCACTGATGGCCAAATTGAACTCCCCGCGCCTCTAAATGGCCATCGTCTGATACTGGCGCGCTGGCTCCGGGGGCGATTAGTATCAAGTCATTTTCGCCAGGCACTTCGATAGACGCCACATCACCAGATGCGCCTACAGTTAAATCGCAGCACCACGCCTCCATGTCATTTTCAAGCACGAGGTCTGTTAGCTCTTTTTTATCTAATTCAAGAGCGGTCTTTTCAAACTCTAGCTCATTGACAAGAATTTCCTTTACAAGCAGATCGCCTCGCGCCCTCAATGCAACCTCAGTGGCGCTAGTAACAGCCGATCTCTGAGTCTGGTTGTCGTCAGTCGGGGCAAGAATAAAAGCGTCAATGGCTGAATTCATCACTGACAGCGCAGAATCTAGGGCGGCTTGTGCGGCATCTCGCTCAACTATCAGATTAGATAGGTCTGCGTCAATTTCCGCAATACGCGCATCAATTTCAGATACGCGCCCATCTCTTTGAACCGTTCCCGTGTCAACAGAAACACTATAAAGCCCCGCGCCTATGTGGTTGTTGACCGTAACTTCGCCCATTACAACTGGCTCGCGCCTACGTCCATATATGCGCTGGTTTCATTAACAATGTAATTTATATAACTTACTGTGAACTCCTCACTATCAACAATAGCATTCTGCCCCGGCCTTAAAAACCAATCTATACCACATCGAACACGAGTCCCGCCGTTGTATGTTGTTACCGTCTGTATATCTTGAAGCGTTCTCGTTGTTGTGTCTGACGGCGCGAGAGGAACAAAAACAGACTCGTAGCCTGATAGTGTCGCCGTGTAATTGATCGCGCCTCTAGCCGCACTGAGCGACGTTAAAACACTCCTCGACATTTCCTGAATAAACACTTGCCCATCAAATGACGCTTCTCGATAAATCACAAAGGTCGGGCTAACCTCTGATGACAAAAAGCTAATGTAATCACCGCAAGCAGGCACAACAGCCTGTAAATAATTCGAGCGGTCTGTTTGCAGTGTGGCCTGCCATGACGATATGGGTATTCTTTTTGTTTCTGTCCCGACAACATCCATAACGTAATTAATTACAGCGTAGTCGGGTATTAATCGGCTCCAGTCGTGGAACACTGAAAAAGCAGCAGCCCCCAATGGTGAGTCAACGGCGATATGTACAATTATCGGATTGTCGGCACTGCCGTTTATTGGCGCACCGTTTATCGAAAATAAATTAGGCACTTAAAATCTCGGTGATCAGCCCTCTGATAACAAGGCGGCCTGTATAATTACCTGTTCCGGCTGTCACTAGCCCGCCCCCAAATTGCTTAGCCCCTTCGCTATTCGTCGGCTTTATCATTTCCGCCGCATAGTCGCCGGTTAGAAGCGTTGTCTGAGTCGAGGCTAGCCATTTAGTTAAATTGCCGTTTATGCCGAACGATATGAAGGGTTGTGTTGTATCACTTACCGTTGTTGCGATAAACCCGAACTCTATAGGAGTGAACCGTAAATAATCCGGCATGATAAACTGGTAGTCTGTGGGGTCTATGCATATCCAGCTTAAATCACCATCACCAGTATTGGCCGCGCCTACAGTCGTAGTCCATGTTGGCTCGGTGCTTCCGCTTGTCCCTGAACCAAAATAACTGCCGACCCACTCGTAACACAAATAGCACTTACCATTCGATACTGTTGGGAATATAACGTCACCGTGCTCGTATGACGTTGTTGCAGCCCATGTTGGAGAATCTCCCAAGTTTATCGGGTCGCTGTAAATGATCATTTCTTGAGCCAAATGCTTCGCTGTTTGATCTTCGTCAACTGTCGCCGAGAACTCGCCAAAATGCGGAGCTATGTACTCAAACCCTCCAAGGTGGCGCTGGTAGTTCGCCGTTGGGTATTTATACGAATTTATATGCAATGCGTGTTCGGCAGTCTTTCCTGCATCACCTGTCCATTGGTTTATTGCTGTTTGCCGCGCTGATAATGCCTCGCTATAACCGCCGATTGCTATAGCCCTGCCGCCTGCGCCACCTGCGGCCTCTGAGTTCGACCCGATTGATATATCATACAGCCCAGTCGCTTTTGTTTTATATCCGGCGACAATCGACTGGCTGCCACTGGCGACCTGATCCGACGACGTGCGCGAGGGCTGTAAATTAACTGACGCAAAGCCTTTAGCATCGCCACCATTATCGAACCCTTGCGGGAACTCATCTAACATGCCAGCCGTTACCCTTGCAGCCACAATGCTGCCTATCGGCCACTCTTTCGCAGTAGTGCTTTCTCTGCCCCTTGTGACAGTAAATATCAGCCCTGCCACCAGCGTGCATTGAACAATCTCGTAGTCAGTATGGTCAAAAGGGTTAACGATTGTCAGATATAGAATCTCAGTTGCCGCTGGTGTCACAAGGTCGCCAACTGACGCCACCGTGGCCGTGAGGTCGCCAATAGACATAACCGCTGTCAGTTCGTCCTGATAGCTATTATAAAAAACGTACTTGCTCATAACCTATCCAATCGTTGCGGAAACTAGCGCAACTACCTGATTAATTTTAATTGCCGTGGTGTTTAATACAATATAACCCGCCACCGGAACAACACCGGAAGTGGCAGGAAGAGATAACAGTAAATTATCATCGCCGTCTAAAAGTTCGCCGTATGTCGCTGTACCTGATGCCACCGCCTGAACTTGTGTAGGCTCTGTTATCGTCAATATCCCAGTTACACCAGACACGCTGCCGCATGGGTCATTTAGTGTTATTGTCGCCAGCAAAACATCGCTATCGTCTTTTATTAACACCTTGCCCGCCGTCGCTGCGCCGTCAATAGTGTCAAGCATCCCCGTGTGCGCGCCTACAAGCGCGGCAACGGTATAAGTCGCTGATACTGGGGCTGGCATTATGTTTTACTCAGTAGTGACAGGTTAAGCACAGAGTCGGCCCCGACTTGCGTGTAGCCGGTCGGCACTGCCTCAAAAAACCCGCTATGCCCGGAAACATTTAACCGACTGTAAGCCTCGACAATGCGCTCGATATTCTCCTCATATTCTTTGCTTTTTGTTCGCCACATAACCACCGCCAACCTGTCTCCGTGACTTGATCCGCCGTCATTTACAGCCACCCCGCCATCGAGCGTTTTAACGACCGTGACGCGCCGGGTAATATCGCCAAAACTAGAAGATGGTTTCGCGTCAATAGTCACAAAACCATCTATGTCGTAGGTCTGAGTTGATATTGTGATTATCATATCGGCGCGGGGCTTCCCAACAGCATATCAAGGCCGTCAGAATTCACCCTTACTTGTATTGTTCTCAGTATTTCCCACATAAAGCCCTCTAAATGAGGTTGCAATCCTGCTCCGTCGATCTGAATTATACCATCCCCACGGTTTAGCGCCTTGGCCCTTGCTTCCATTTCTTTAATCTGCGCGGCGGTTAAGTCTTTCTGTAAATCAAGAGCCTCTTGCCTTCTGTCGTTTTCTATTTCAATCTGCCGCTCGATTTTAAATTGGTCGCTCAGGCTTGTATCACCGCCATAGGCTAGGCCATAAAGGTCAGTTAATAACTGCCCGGTGCTTTCAATCGTGGTATTTATTGATTCATAAGCCGCTTGTATTTTGAGTGCGTCGGCCTCGATCTGAGCGACGGCTATTTCTGTGTTGCCGCGTATGACTTCAGTCTGAATATCAACGCGGGCCTGTAGCATGACCTCGTTCCATCGCGCTTGGGCTGCTGCTGCTTTGTCTGCCTCTCTAGCTGCGTCGCTTATGGATTTAGCGGCCTTGCTTGTTTTGTTTTCTAGCGAGTCTGCGGCATTCGAGCTATTAATCAACCCTTGCTCGTAGCCGACAATCTTCCCGGTGGCCTCATCGTAAATAGGCACGATTCCGGTCATGGACTGCTCTAATTTTTCGTTTACATCAACAACCCCTGCAAGACCTTCTTTAAACCCGGTAACAACGTCATGAGTTTCTGACATGACAGGCTGTAGATTTAACTGCGCGGCCAACGCTGCAAACGATGATTTTGTAAACTCTTCAAAACTAAGGCCAGCTTTTACAACGCCATCCTCAAGCTGTAGCATTTGCGATGCAATCAGCGCCGATTCAATAGAAAAGTCCTCGACACCTTCTGCTAGTTTTTTTGCCGACTCTTCGTCGGCTACTTTTTTTACCGTGACACCAAAATCACTTACAGCGTCTTTCAGATCGCCTATCTTCTGCTCCGTGTCATTAATTGCGTCATTCCCTTGCAATAGACCTGCAAGCCAGTCGCCAGTCGCTGCCCCAGCCTCACCAAAAGCACCTGGAAGCCCTGTAGTTAAAATCCTGATAAGGGGCAACAAAACGTCAGTCGTCGTGTCTACGTTTTCCTCTATCTTGGAAGGGTCTGTGATCTGCTCAACAAGGTCATATATCTCGCTACCTAGTGATGTATCTCTCCCTGTAAGTGCCGATAGAGCGTCATCAATTCCATTTTTTAGAACAGTGCCAAGCGCATAACCAGCAGCCCCCGCCGCAGCCACAAGACCACCTTTTCCTAATAGCGCAATAAGCCCTGTGCTGCCTGTTAGCTTTGATGCCACCGCGCCAAGCCCACCGACAAGCCCTGCGCCTTGCTTAATAACCAAAAACTGCAATAGCGTTTCTATTGTAGGCATCAGGTTATTAAGGCCGGTGGAAAGTATATTCGCTTGTTCCGCGAACCCGCCGACCAGCCCCGCTGTTTTGAAAACCTCATCGCCTAGCTCGCTGGCGTCTGTAGCGAGGTCGCCAAACGTATCGACCATTGTTTCAAACGATTCAATCACGCCTCCTGTAAACGCGCTAAGACCAGCAAATGAATTGCCGATTAAGGTAATAGCCTGGGCCAGCCCGTTTGCTGTAGTCAGGTCTGCCCCGTCGAATATTTTGCCGAACGCATCACCTATTGACTCTAGCCCGCGAATAAACCCGCTTAGGTCAGCTTGATCGAATGCCGCTGGTATGTTTTTGGCTATCGTTGCTAGTGTTTTTTCAAGCCCCTCCATTTGGCTTTCAATATACTTTATAAAATCAGTAAGCGCCCCGTCTTGAACCTCTTTTCCAATGGCTAAAAATATAGCCCTGATTGCCTCTGCGATGCCGCCAAACTCATCTAACAACGGATCACCGATTGAAATACTTAGCAGCGTGAATCCGTTCACAATTTTCTGGATGCTTAAATCAAAAGAGCCGGCCATCTTCTTAAATGCCGCGTCCGTAGCCCCTGAGCTGCCTGCCATAGCATCAAGGGTTTCGGCAAATTTTTCTGATGCGTTGCCTGTCAACTGCAAAACGGCTTTCATAGCCTCAGTGCTGCCAAACAGCCTTCTCATTTGCTCTTCGCTTCCGCCCGTGGCTTCGGCAACCGAGTTTAGAACGCTTTGCAGCCCGTTAGCCTTTACAGCCTGGGCACTAAATTCTAGCCCTAGCTCTGCGGCTATGGTTCTTGCCTCGCTAGACGGCGCTATCATCGCAGTAAGGGCCGCATTAATAGCCGTAACCGCTTGCCCTGTCGGGATACCAACAGAGGTCAGCGCGGCAATAGATGCGTTTAAGTCAGAAAAGGGGATTTCTAGCGTTGCGGCTGTACCTGTCACATTTGACAATGCCGCTGATAATTCAGGGAGTGTGGTCTGGCCCTTCTCAACCGTCGTGAACAATATGTCACTAAACTCAGCGGCGTGTTCCATGCCAAGTCCGTAGGCATTGAGCGACGATACTAGCACGACCATCGAGTCATTCAGGTCAGCCCTACCGCCTACCGCAAGCTGCTCTGCAACCCTTAGTGCGTCGATAGAATCGGTATAATCAACCCCCGCAGAGATAGCGTTATACGTTGCTGCGGTGATTGTTTCGAGTGATTGTGTGCTAGTGCCCGCGTAATCTAAAAGCGACTGTTTGAAACGGTCTAAATCTTCGACCGGCGCATCAATTAGTGTTGAAATTTCGCGGAATGCGGTGTCAAAACCACCGGCGGCAACAATCGACGCGGCTGTCATTGCTACGCCAACCGCCAAAATACCAGCCTCTAGCTTTACAGCACTGGTGGTAAAATCGGCGACTGGTTGTGTGGCTGATTGTACGCTCGAAGAGAATGAACTGACGCCATTGACGGCGGATTGCGTGGCCAGTGCGGTTTTATCAACGCCGTTAAATATTATGTCTATCGTGCGTTGTGCATCAGCCACTTTTGAGAGCCTCTATTCTGTCGTTTTGCTCGCCGATATGGAGACCCCAGAGAGCTATTTCATCGTCCGTTAAATACCCCTCTGGGAATATATCAGGGCGCACTTCATAAAGGCATTTTCCTAGCCTGTCAGCGAGAGCAAGGCTTGCCCTTACGCTCCCGTCTTCCCAGAGGGCTTCGGCTTTCCCGGCTCTTGACCTTGACCTGTTAGAGCGTCAATTTTATTGGTCAGCTCGTAGAAAATCACGGGGAAAGTTTCGGCCAGTTTCACAACCGCATCACGGGAATTTGCGTCTATCTTCGGCGACACTGATCCAAGCATTAACGATTCAATTCTACGCGATACGTCTTGCGGAACATCAGCGCCCGTTAAGCCTAGCGCACTCGTTACCGCTTCGATCTTATCAGGCGCATTAGCCAGCGCACCGATCAATGCCCGCGCTGTTTCAGTCCGGTCATAAGCCTGTTTGGTTTGCGCCACCTCGATAGCTGTCAGTCCTTTGACAGTCCACACGGCCTCCTCACCATCGGCAAAATACTCTGCCAAGTCTGGGACTTTTACATCCTCAGTGCGTGGCGAGTATTTTGCCTGCGTGAATCTATCTAAGTCCATTAAGACAGCACGTCGATGGTTTTGCTTTCAGGTGTGATGGTGCACGATACGGGGCGTTTACCCTGTACCGGGTTGGCAATCGCCACACCTAAAATGCCCTGGGTGTATTGCTTAGGGAAAGAAGTGTCGCGGTCTGGTCGAAACTCAAACCATAGTGACTCGCCTTCCTGCTGTACAACAGCATCAGTAATGCCGTCAACACCCTGGAACGTGAATGTGGCCTGCCCCAATGATGAGCTAGATGAGCCGATAGGGCCATCGTAAGTATCTGTGCTCGACACGCTGTAGCTTGGCTTGGCTGGCACCCAGTCGCTTACGTTTGGCACTGCTGAAAATAAAGGAGTAGATCCTTTAATCCAAACCTTTTTCGTAACTGATGCCGTGTGAATCAATGGCAGCGCGTCGGCAAATGTAACTTCGCCTGTGCCGCTATCCAGTGAATAGACAGGGAAGTCACTACGCTCTTGATGAGATCCTACAACTTGATAAATCTCAGTGCTTAAAACATCGCCCGCCGTTACCGATGAGGTGCGAACTTGGCCGATCTCAACCGAACCAACAGGGATAAAGGGAGGGCCACCCGTCGCGCCTCGGGTTTCTGACAGCGTGGGGCCATCAGTACCGGAAACCGCAGCCAATGCGCCAGAGCTGTTAATAGTAATCGAGGTTACATTGATAATATCTGTAGTGATGCCGCGAGTAATTGAAACATTTCCAGACGATACTGACACATCGCCGTCGGCGTCTGCTCCTGTAGCTTCTGGCATTTTTGCGGTCAGCGCTGCGACAGTCACACTGTCATTGGTGCCGGTGTTAGGCGTGATGACTCCGCCCGTCAAAAGGCCGTAAGGGGCTACTAGCGCCTCCGATCCTGCCTTGTTTGAGATAGGAGAGAAAGACGCGGCAAACGTGGTGTAATCGCCGCTGTCCGTCATTTCTTCAAAAGCCTGTGCAACTTGCCCGGCTTCGTATTTTAAAATTGAACGACCCATGATTTTATCCTCTACGATAATGTGTAAGGGTCGCCCCTCACATGACTGAATTTAATTGTAAATTGCGCTTCTGCGCCTACGAACGTGGAATTTAAAGTGATCCCGCCGCCGTCGTATTCTGTGTTTTGTGCTAATCCGCCGAACGTACTATCGGCGAACATTTCCGTAATAATTTCGGCTTGCAGTGCGTTGGCCTGCGCTCTTTGCGTATCGCCATCACGCCCAATTGTTGCCGCTGCTCTTGCTACTGCCACGGGTATTTCGATGATCGTTTCGTCATAGTCGCTGGTCGCTGTTTCAACATCGTCGAGCACTAGCGTTATTGGTAGCTCTCGCTCATCTGTGGGGATTTCGGTGTTATATTCACCGCCTACCGCAAGGGTTATTGCTGCTAATAGTTGCTCGCGTATTGATACCGGCATAGCTAGACCGGGTACTTCTTCTGCAATAAGTAATTAATTGATTCGAGCATTTTCGACTCGTAAATCTCTTCGGCTTCAACGTCTTCCTTGATGTTGCCAAACGCCTGCGATACCGATGGCCCATACAGCAATAGCAATTTTCCGCCTTCCGGCCCTGCTGTCTTCCTGCGCTGTGCTATTGATACGATCCCGCTTTTCAGCAAGATATAAAACGGCTTTCCTGTGCCGTCAGAGCTGCCCTGCACAATCTTTCGCTTGCCAGGTGTTACCTCTACACGCATGCCTCGCGGGGGCACTGGGGGCGCTTGGCTGCCCGTCCATGTATTATTTCTAATTGCTGGCGTGGTCGAATATCTCGATAACAACCGGCCTTTTTTCTTTGCTTTTACGCGGCCTTGTAAATTTGAGTTGGTCGCCTTGCTTTTAATGTCGAGCTTGTCGCGTACTTCACCAGCTTTGATTTTTAGCTCTGCTCGAATGCCAACACTTGCCGCAGTTCTGGCAATCGGTAATGATTTATTGATCGCAATACGAAACGCATTTTTTGAATTGCCGCCGACAAACTCCAAAAGACTGATCGCGTCTTTTACTTGACCTTGATTGACTTCGACAGCGTTCGTCATGCTTTAACCGTCATGCTGTATTCAATGCCGTTATCTTTAAACACGTCATCAACGTGATATGTCGTACTACCCACTAAAAACTGATGATCTTTAAACGGCCTGATCGGTATTTCTGACTTTCTGACGCTAACCACGGCTTCCACCCCGGCTACGTCAACACCGGCTTCTGAATACGTTTGCAGGTCTTTATCAACCAACACCAAGCAGCTCGCGTTAATGACAACCGAGTCTTCGTCGAGAGCGATGGCAGCATCACCATGAAAGTTGTAGATGCTGCCATTTCTCGAATCAAACTTGTCGTCAAAAGAACTCACTAAGCAACGGTGCCAGGTGTGCCGGTCAGCTTAACGGCGATGGTAGTAACACCATTACCGGCAGCCTCAGCCGCGAAACAAGCCGCGCCCGTTACATCGCCAGTTGCAGGTGTTGCTGCGTTGTCATCAAAAGCACCAGCCGACACATCCCATGTCAGGCTTTCGCCTTGGGCGATTACAGCCGCAGATACTTTGGCGAAGTTATAAACACCAGTTACAGCAACCGCGCCTGTGCCTGTAGTGGCGGCAATATCAACCAGGGCAACGCCAAGCGTTTCGCCCATAACCACTAAATCACCAGAGCTGATGGCAGAGCCTGAGTTTGAATAATCAATGACGTTGCCGTCTTGTACAAAATTTGTAGCCATTTTCTAAACCCTCAAAATAATTAAATGGCGCTATTAAACGCCCGGCTTAATTTATGCGCCTGCGTCTGTAACAGCACCTTGATAGCCAACACCGGCAATACCGTAGTCCAAGGACACTTTGTAGCTAGTGCCATCGACCGTAAAGCCCTGCTCCATCTCTATGGTAGGCTCTTGCATACCATCCAAAAATGCGACCTCAAGCACAGGCGCAATGGCTGGATCAGCAAACAAGTAGCGGCGTGTGCCGGTAATGCGTGGTGAGTCAACAACATCGCCAAACAGCCCGCGTACCACGTTGGGCTTGCGCTGGTTCTTGCTGGTATCGTCGTTGTATTCCTGTGCGTTAACTTCGCGCATTGAGCCACCAAGGCCAATTGGCACAACGGCCACGGCTGGGGATAAGTCGAGGAAGTCGTTACCGCCATTGTCCTGCTGGCTGGCCATGATTACGCGGTTAGCGTCAATGGCGGCAACACTGATTGCAGACCCCGCACCGATGTTGTTGTGGTCGGCGTGGAACAATGATTTACCATCGCCTAGCAAGGGGCCAAGGCCGCTATTAGATGTAAGGGCGGTGTAAACGTCAGACTCAATAGTGCGGGCTGCACTACGGCCTAGATCGGCGGCGATGCTTACAAACGCGCCAAGGTCATCATTAACAACCATTTCGCGTGATAGGCCGATAATCAAACCCTTCGTGGAAGCTGTGATTGACTCTTTGGTGCCGTCGCCTAAGCTGCCGTTTTTGTACTCGTTCAGCTCGGTTTTGCCCATCAAATTGCCGATAGAGCCGCGCATGTAGCGATTGTGAGCGCGAAAGTCTGAAACACTGCCAACCGCACAGAATCGACGCCATGTATCAGCCGCTACGTTGTAGCCACCCAATAGCGCTTTGTGCATGGTGTTTTCGAGCAGAATCGGGAAGTCGCTACCAGAATAAGTAAAGGCAGCGGCAACAATCTCTTTCTTGCTCATGTGTGCCGATACAGCGCCGCAACGGTCAAGCGATGCTTTTGCAAAGTCGAGCAATGTGTGCCCCATGTAACCAGCTTTGATGGCTTCTTGACGCATTTCCGGCGTACCCTTGCCAGCTTTGCACAAAATAGCCGAGATGCTAGCGGCGCGTATTTCGTCGCTATGGTCAACAACAGTAATACGGCTAACTGACTGCGCGGGCTGCTGGCCTTTAGCAAGGACTTCAAGCAACTGAATGCCAGCGGCCTGTGCTGTTACCTTGTGGTCATTCTCGCAAGATTCGCGCAGAGCCAGAATCTCAGGCGTCTGCTCAAAGCCTTCAAACTTCGCTCGAATCTCAGTGCGGCGCGATTGATCGGCGGCCAGAATGTCGGCAGTAGATTTAACCGCTTTCACTTCTGCTTTAGCCTCAACATCCTTAGCTTCTACAGGCTTTGCTTCGGCGGGCTTTTTAGTCTCAACTTTTTTAGCTTCGACCTCTGGCTTTGTATTAGCTTCTGTTTCTTTTGGCATGGTTTTTAATCCTGTGGGCGCTTTGTGCCCTGCTTCGTTGATTGAGTTAATTAATGACGCTGCAATCTGCATTGGTTCCGTGATTTCATCCACGAGGCCGAATGCAAGTGCCTCTTCTGCGTTGAAGTAGTGGTCTTTGCCGCCTGATAACAGCGCTTGAATTTCGTCGAGAGTCTTGCCGGTTTTTGTGGCGATGCCTTGCGCATAAATCTCTGTCCACTTGTCGAGAACGTCGGCCATCTCTCGCATATCATCAGCACGACCCGCTGCGCCGCCGTGGGGCTGGTGCAACATCAAGAGCGCATTACTGGCCATTGTGGTGCGGCCTGGGCCTGATGAGATATAGGCGGCCATCGAATAGGCGACTGAATCAATAACGTATTCAATGCTTGCGGGGTGCGAGTCGAGCGCGTTGGCAATAGCGATGCCGTCCGGTACTGATCCACCGTAAGATGCGATGCGCACCTTTATTGTTTCGGCATCAATCTCTGCAATTTCTTTGACTAGGGTTTTCGCCTCTACAGTTTCATCAAACCAGCTAGGGCCAATGTCGCCATAAATCCAGACTGTAGGCGTACCGTCGTGCGCTGCTTTAATTTCGTAGGGTTTTGGCATAAAAACTCACTCCAATATAGCCGGAATGATATAAGCCTAGAGTGTGCCAAAATAGGGCAAAGTGCCGCTTTTAACACACTGTTGGCTTTGCGTCTGGATGCAAATAAGGGGCTTCTTGTATCCAGTGAATAACGCGAGGAGCGTTTATGTGATTTTGATCTAAAGCAATACTTGCCGCTAGCAAATAACTTGTTATAATGAACTCACACAAACAAGAACGCGGAGAAATAAAATGGCTAAAGTAATACAAGAAGTGTTGGAAGAATCAATGAAGGCTATAGCGCAGCATTACGCTGACAAAATGATCGCACAAGGCATTACGCCCACTAAGGCGCAAATTGAAGAATCTCTACAGAACAACTGGGAAAAAGTGAGCAAGGAAGTGTCAGAACTTTATGCGCAGGTTATGGCTCAGTTGGAGGCGGCGTGAGTCGCCGCTTAACATGGGCGCAGGATGGATATGGTCGCAACTTCCTACATTACAGTGATGAGCTTATTGTTATTTTATGCGGCCTGCCAGGCACTTCAGGAATGGAGCTTAAATGGTTGCACGAGGATTATGGGCCATGACGCCATCACAACAAGCGATAGAAGCAGGGCTGGAAAGCCTTGCTCAGGTCATAAAGCTAACAGGGCAAAGCCGCCAAACGCTAGCGAACTGGCAGCGAGACAAGCCCGACCTGTTTAGAATTGTCTTAACAGGGTGTGCAACTGAGATCCATGGAGAAAATAATGACTAAAGTATATCTTCAAAACTCAACACAAAAACGCGACGATCTAAAAACTAGCAACGAGCGCGCCGAATTCGATTTTAAGAAAATGTACTTGAATGCGATAAATCGGGATCAGTTCGACGATGACGGCACTCTGAAAATCACCGCTGGAATAATTGAAGGGTTTTACGTTGCCGGCGAGTCTAGCCCCGAATTATTCGGTACACGGTTCTAGGCGATACGTTGTACTTCTTGCAGATTGATTTTAAGTTGTTGCCTTTGAAGTCTGCCAAAATCATGGCGGAGCGCTCTTGCGCTGTTAACAGGTGGAACTGACATGGCCAGTAGTATTTCTGTCCGGCTATGTCATTGTCTGCCCCCCACATGATAATGCGCTCTGCAACGGTCGTGGCTTTCTTTTCATTGTCGCCAGTTTCAATTAAGGCTGTTTTTATCAGGTCTGCTAACTGGGTCATAAGCGCCGCCCCCAGTTGCCACTGGCCATGCTATTGCGTTGGCGCACTCGTTTTTTAGTGACCTCTTTCCTGATAATGCGTTCCTCTTTGTTGACCATCTGACTATTGCCGTCAAATATAGGCAAGGCCCATTCTGGTGGCTTATCCCATAACAGTCGGCCATTAGCACCAAACCCTAGATCGTCCATTACCGCTTCAGCATAGCCCCAGTTATCGAACGCCTCGTTCGCCGCGCCTTTCGGGCACTTCCACTTGCCATCAACACCGCGCTTTTCTGCTCGCAATTCTCGAAAGTAATCACTGGGTAGCCATGCAGAAGGATGAAAATACCCGGCACCTGGCACATCACGGCGCATTGAGTTGGCCACAATGTCCTTGAAGTAATTGGTCGCCAATAGATATATCGGCACGTCGCGCATTCTCCGGCCACGCGAATCACGCGCATAGCTTTTCACCACTGGCTTTTCTTGCTTGTGGTTGCCGCCTTTCACTAAACAAGCCCGATCGGACAACCCCGCCGACCTTAGTCGCTTAAGCCATGCATAGGCATTAGGTGTTACACCCGCCTCACCACCTGTATCGACGGCGGTGCGGTAAACCCTTAGCTCCTGCTCGCCACTTGTCTTGTAAGTGCCGTTGATTAGCTTGTCGGTTAATAAGTCCCAATCCTCAGCAAAGCCAGCCGGGTCAACTCGCACGTCCTTGCCGCCTCGCGTTGTATTGCGCAGAGAAAACCTATCAACAAGGCATGACTCACGATCTACGCCATAGGCTCGAACCTCACAGACAAAGCGCGACTCTACGCCGCCCTGTACATCCACTGACGCGATTAGAACCCTAGCCCAATCCGGCACAAGATACCGCTCTAGTCCGTGATCGACTCTATCTTCTGCGTTTTGTGTTTTATCTTCTTTCAGATAAATAGGTAGATAAGCCAAGCCCTGATCGGTGTTGCGCGTGGCTTTCAGGCTTTGATCTGATCCAGATACAACGTATTCTCGCAGCCCTTGCAGCTCTCGAAGTATTAAGCTGTCCCATTTTTGATATGCCGCCGCCACGCCGCCCAAACAATACCCAGCTATGTTGCTCGGTATTCTTTCGCCGGACAAATTGCCATCTTTATCGACTGACTGCCCATCGCCAACCCATCGAGCAGTTTTAATGCTATTCAGCTCGGGCTTGTGCTTCTGTTCTATCTGAGAGCCGCAATGAGGGCAGCATACAAGCGAATGCTTATGTGCCAGCTCGCCCAAGTCTGCATCTCGCACCATGTCGATTAATTCGTTTTCTTTTGGTAGTGTTGCGAATAGATCAAGCCCAGGCTTTGCCTCGAAATACTCTTTACAGTCTAAGCACTGCCAGTACCACCGGCACCGATCAGAATTGTTATAAATACCACCAACACCACTTACAGGCGGGAATTCATGGGGCGTTGACGGATCCCAATAAGCATCTTCATAGTCACGGCCCGGTGATGACTCAAACAGCGCCATGCCTCGACTAAGATACGTCTGTGTTCGCTTTAGCAGGAGAAGGAACCCAGAGCCGCCACCGTCAATATCATCAGGGGCGCGGTCGTAATCTGTCCACGCCACATAACGATAGTCACTGCTTGATAATTGGGATTCGCTAGGCCATCCAAGTTTGAGCCACATGCCGTTTTTAAACAGCTTGTCATGCGTATTATCGTCTTGCCCGCGTATGCTCAACAACTCCCTAAGCGCCTGAGAGTAGCGAATAGCTTTATCAATCCGAGTCTTTGAGAATTCGCGCGCTTTTGTTTGTGTCATTTGAACAATCAGCATATCGCCAGGGTCATTGGCGACATTGTGAGCCATCCATCCATCAATCAGCCCCATTGTTTTCCCCGTTCGAGCAGGCCCGACAAAACACACCGCCTCATGCTTTCGACTGGCTAAGGCGTTCATCGGCTCGATCATATACGGCGTTTCTTCCGCTGACCAAGGCCCTGTATAGCCACCGGCTTGGCTTATGCGCAACACCGACGCTGCCCCATCTGACACGCTCACGCGCTTAGGCGGTCTAAATGCCTGCGCTGAATCTCTCAGGATTGGGAAGGGTGACGCAAAACTCACTCTTCGTCGCCCCCAGCTTCTACAGGGCCAAATGCCGCCAACTTGTCTGCTGTGTCATCAAGATAACCTAGAACAATATTATCGACGATCTCGGCTATCTCAGGCGCTATACCATGTCTGCGCTCTAGCGTGTCACCAATCGATTGTAGGTTCTGAGATACAAGGGAGAAGGCTGTAAGGATGGCCGGTTCTAATTCGCCTGCCGGTATAAGGTCGCGGTCTTTGACTTGAAGCTCGCGTTTTTTTGTTTCTGATTCATACCACGCCTTTCTGTCCTGTGGCGAGTATTCATCTGGGTTTTCACCGCTGCCAGTTTCGCTGCTTCCATAGTGCCATTGAGCCATAGCATTTAAATCTAGCTCCCACGACAAGCCGCGAGACCCTTGCTTTAATACCGGCGCGCCTTTCCTGATCCACCGATTAATAGTCGTTAGTTCAACATCGAAAAAGTCTGCGGCCCCGGCTTTGTTTGTTATGCGCCTTGACCCAACAATGCTCTCTACTGTTTGAGACATAACCCTCCGCGATACTTAGCTAGGTCTGTTATTCCAGCGGGATATAGTAGTACCCAATAGGGGGCTAAAAACTCTGAATTTGCGCCGTCAACGTCTTGCTCGTATTGG